TTAGAATATTCATATTTGGTAAACATCCACCAAGCAAAGAACTCATTAAACAACCTACTTGGCGCTACAACAGCTTCTTTTGATGAAGACGGGCAGATTGTAAGTGGTGATGGCTTGAGCGGCTCTAACGTTGAATCTCGGCTTCCCAGATATACTTTTGATTATACAAGAAGAGTGGCAACAGGTATTTCAGCAGAAGCTGGTTCCGGCGGGGGCTTAACTTACTACACAGCGTCCTTTGATTCGGTTAATGATAAACAAGATTATGATCTACAAAAAATTGTAGCAGATGCAGTGACTGCCGGGGATTTAACCTTAGATACCGGCGATTCAATTGATTCAAATAAAATCACAATTAGGCAGGTTTATTACAAAACACCAGCATCAATGTGGAGATTTTTTGGATATTATGGGGGGTTAAATGTAATTGGTAATTTGTCGACATACGGGCAATACTCTGATGATTCAACTTTTGAAGTCATACCTACTTGGCAGAACAAGCTTCAAGCAATTATGTACGAGGATTCAATTAGAACAAGAGTTTCAAATTACTCTTACGAAGTTATTAATAACAAATTAAGGCTTTTCCCAACTCCAACGGAAACGTCACCAGATAAATTTTATTTTAGATTTACAGTAAAGAAAGATTCTTTTGAAGAATACTCGGATAGAAAAACAGGAACTCACGGTGTTAACAATATGAACAATTTGCCCCTTTCAAATATTCGTTATTCATCAATTAACTCAATTGGCAAGCAGTGGATTAGAAGATTTGCTCTTGCCTTAAGCAAAGAGATGTTAGGGCAAATTAGAGGCAAGCTGGGAGGAACAGTTCCAATCCCCGGTGGGTCAGTAACACTTAACTCCGCAGATTTATTAAGTCAGGCTAAAGCTGAACAAGAAGCACTTAGAGCAGAATTAAAAACTGTGCTTGACGAATTAACTTACGAAAAACTATTAACAAAAGACGCTAATATGACAAAAACAACTGCGGATACGTTAAGTAAAGTCCCAGTTCCATTATTTGTAGGATAATAAAGAATGGCAGATGATAAATGGACAAGACCAGATGCGCCCCCACCGCCACTTTTTACAGGCGAAAAAGAGGCTGATTTTGTTAAGCAAATAAATGACGAAGTAATTGAACGTATTGTTGGACAACAAGTTCTTTATTTTGCCATTTCAAGAGAACATACAAATTATCATTCTTTATATGGAGAGGCAATTGAGAAAGTTTATTATCCACCAGTTAGAGTGTTCGCTCAAGTTACTTGGAATGGGTCAAAGACTGAGTTTACTAAATATGGCATCGATAGAAGACCACAAATTAAAATTGATTTTCATAAAAGACGCTTAACAGAGGACCAAAACCTCTATGTTCGCGTTGGAGACTTTGTTCGGTTTGGCGATTTTGATTATGAAATAGTTGAGTTGAGTGAGCCTAAATTACTATTTGGGCAAACAGATAAAAGTTTTGAAATAAGTGCCACTTGTATTTTGGCAAGAGAAGGAAAATTTAACCCATAGGATTATTGAATGTTACCAAAATATATTGAAGAAAACTATAAATTTAATAATTTTAGAGATGCCCTTAAAAAAGCAGAGGATTTAGGATGTACAGGGACGCACACAGAGGATGGTCAATTTTATCCGTGTAAAGATGCCGATGCCTTGTTCTCTGCTGCATATTCGGTGCAGCATGATACTTTAGTTCCATCTACTTTTGAAACTATTGATAGGGCACTTTTTCGTTATGTGGATGAAGATATTGGCGCTTTTGTTACTACAAACAACGGTTGGTCGAAAGTCCCAGTTGTTTTGCTTACTCAGGAAAGGGCATTTCAAATTAAAAACGATAGAGAAATGCGCGAACTTGGTACAGAATCCTTAAAGTTTCCTTTAATATCAATAGAAAGAACGGGCGTTACATTCACCGACGCAAAAGATAGAATTATCCCGGCTCAAGTTTTTTCAGATGATGATGGCACTGCTTTTGTAATTTCTAAAAAAATTAAACAATCAAAGACAAAGAATTTTGCGAATGCAACTTCTTTAAGGCTTTACGATCAAACAAATTTCAAATTTAAAAATGAAAAAATAGTATATGAATACGTTTCTGTCCCATTGCCAATTTATCACAACATATCTTATAAAATATATTTGAGGACAGAGTATCAACAACAAATGAACGAATTATTAGCCCCATTCATAATGTTTACAAACAACATTAACCAAGTTTACATTAGCGATAGTGGGCACTCTTATGAAGCTTTCTATGATAGCAATTATAACGTTACAAGCAACGTTAGCACTTTAGCTAATAGTGAGAAAATTTATGAAGCAGTTATTTCAATGAATGTGTTGGGATATTTGATGGGTGCTGGAGATAACCAAGACGGACCACAGGTAAAGCGACACGAAAATTTTGTAGAGGTTCGCTTTCCAAGAGAACGTGTTATGCTTGGGGATATTAATGAATTCTCAGATGATGGCTTCAGACCATAGTTTTTACGTCATTTCAAAACTATTTACTCTAGCATAGTTTAGGAGATGTTTAATGAGTGCCAGAAAATTTAAGTTTATTTCACCCGGTGTTTTTCTAAACGAAATAGATAATTCACAACTACCGAATGAGCCAAGAGAGATTGGACCACTTTTTATTGGTCGCGCAAAGTATGGTCCAGCGATGAGACCCGTTATTGTTGATTCCTTTGCAGATTTTGTCCAATTATACGGTACGCCAATCCCCGGTGGTAAAGCAGACGACGTTTGGAGAAAAGGCAATGAACAGACTCCAACTTATGGCACCTATGCTTCGCAGGCTTTTTTAAGAAACTCTTCAACTTGCACATATATGAGGCTACTTGGCTCAGAGCATTTAAGTGCTGAAAGCACTGGCAAAGCAGGTTATAAAATTGATGGTGTTACTCCGCTTGGAAAAGACATTAGCGCCGTCCCCGGCTTTACTGACGGTTCTACTACCACTGGTTCAGCTTATGGTCTATGGGTGTTTCCTAACAACCTGAGTGGAACAAACGCTGCGTCTGCTCACGGCACAGGTTCTTTAGTCGCTACTTGGTATGTACAGGACGGAATGGTTGGGCTTATTGGCACTTCTGCTGGTGGCAACACCGTTGCAGCAACTGCCATTGGCTCTGGCAGCGCTCGCTTGATCGGATCAGATGCAAACGGTCGTTTTACAGCATTTATTTCAGGCTCTAGTGGCAGTGATTATAAAGATAGAACAATCGCCTTCTCCTTAAATGAAAACGATAGAGATTATCTTCGCAACGTTTTCAATACGAATCCATCTGCCATCAACACAACTGTTACAAAGGCTTCTCAGAGAGAAAGATACTGGCTGGGCGAGACTTATGCAAGAAATTTCCTACAAAAAGTTGCTGACGGAACAGTTACTGGCTCAGGCGGTGCCTCCGAGGATAACGCTAACGCAAAATACTTAGGCGTTATTTTTCCAATGGTTACCGGTTCAACCGGAGAAGGTAGACACAGTAACAGACAAATTCCTTTTGAAAAGGGAACAACAAGAAACAATCCAGCAACGGGTATGGTGTTCGGTCAAGATGTTGGTGGAGCAGCCGCAAAAGAATCATATGCCTATGCAAACATGAAATCGTTGTTTAAGTTTCACGCACTAGACCATGCAGAGTGGGCACAGAACAATCTTAAGATTTCTATTGCAAATGTAAATTACTCAGACGATCAATTTAATAAATATGGTACATTTGATGTGCTGGTCCGACGTGCAGAGGATACAGATGCAGCACCAGTTGTTGTAGAAAGATTTAGCAATTGTAATTTGGATGCGAATTCATTAGATTATGTTGGTAGAAAAATTGGTGATCAGTTTGTCCAATTCAATACAACAACAAGAAGATTACAAACTAGAGGCGAGTACCCAAACAATTCTAAATACATTAGAATTGAGATGGATGCAGAAACTTATGATGCGGAATTACTACCATTTGGTTTTTATGGTCCATTAAAGTACAAAGACTTTAGTATGACGCGCCTAACAAATGAAAGCGATAAGCGCCTTGGTGGTGATACTGCTGGAGTGATGGCTTCGGGTGCAAAACAGTTTCTTTCAATTGCCAATGATAAGGAAGGCGATACAACAAAACACCTGATTATTACAGGTTCAGGTTTAGGCGCCACCGGCGGCAAGGGACCCAGCTTAAAATTCCTTTACCCATCACACTCGTTAAGATTATCAGGTAACCAAGATGGATTGGCTGATCAGAAAGACGCTTTCTGGGGTGTGTGGACCGGCATCACAAAGGAAAGTAATAAATTTAATCGCGATTTTGCAGATTTAAATAGAAATAGATCAGATATTATTACTAACTTGTTGACAGACACAGCTTACAGTGAATTTCAGTTTGTATTTTCACTAGACGAGGTTATCTCTGGCTCTAATGGCGTCCTTTCTTGGGCTTCAGGTTCAAGACCAGCGGGCAATGCGATTAGTGCCCAATCAGGATTTACTTACAAAAATGTAATTGACAAGGGTGTTGATAGTTTTACAATTCCTTTATATGCAGGTTCTGATGGGCTAGATGTTACAGAAAAAGATCCTTTTAGAAATACTCGTTTAGATGATGGTTCTGGTGAGACAACCAACTACGCATTTAATACAATTAAAGAAGCTATTGATATTGCAAGAGATCCAGAGTTTGTACCGTACAACTTGATTTCAATTCCCGGTGTTACCAATGAACAATTAACATCTCACTTGATTGATACCGCAGAAGCAAGAGCAGATGCTTTGGCTGTTATTGACCTTAAAGGCGATTTCCAGCCATCACACGAGGCAACGGCTAAAACTTTCCCAGATTTGGATACTACAATTTCAAACTTGAAAGCTCGCCAAATCAACTCAAGCTATGGTTGTGCCTTCTTCCCATTCGTTCAGATTAGGGACACACTTGAAGGGCAATTGGTTTATATGCCAGCTTCCGTGGCTGCTATCGGAGCTTTCTCTTACACAGATAGAGTTAGAGCACCTTGGTTTGCCCCAGCAGGATTTAACCGTGGCGGTCTCTCAAGTGGTGTTGCAGGCTTACCAGTCCTAAACGTGACACAAAAACTCACGGCTAAGGACAGAGACAACCTTTATGATGCCAACATCAACCCAATCGCCTCATTCCCAAATGAGGGCATTGTAATCTTTGGACAGAAAACACTACAGGTTACAAGAAGTGCATTGGACAGAATTAATGTTCGCAGACTTCTCATCTTTATTAAGAAGGGTATCTCAAACATTGCAGCAGGTGTCTTGTTTGAGCCAAACGTTCGCGCAACTTGGGCGAGGTTTATCGGTCAGGCAGAACCTTTCTTAGCAGACGTACAGGCAAGATTTGGACTAGATGATTACAAGTTGGTCTTAGACGAAACCACCACAACACCAGATCTTGTTGATAGAAATATTCTATACGCAAAGGTTTACTTAAAGCCTACAAGAGCGATTGAATTTGTTGCTGTTGATTTCATCATCACTAATACGGGTGCATCTTTTGAGGATTAAACTAATTAATAGGAAAGCAGGAGAATAATAATGGCTGTAAACAAATCAACACCAATTCCACCATGGGCATCAGTTAAAATTGAGCCAAAAAGACAATTTAAGTTCATTTTAACTTTGGGAGACATCCCTGCTTGGGTTGTTGTGGACGCCGAAAGACCAAAACCAGCCTTTACTGGCAAGGTAGATCATCAGTTTTTAGGTCACAAATTTAAGTTCCCCGGCAAATTAGAATGGAATGACGTTGGTGTTACTCTAGTAGAGCCAATTGATCCTGATGTGTCTGGACTTGTTTTAGATGTTGTAAAGAAAGCGGGGTACAACCCACCCACAACTTGGACAGCCGACAACGAAGGGTGGCGCAATACTCTTTCAAAGCAGAAGTTTGTTAATGGCAACTTAGGTAATATTGCAGTCAAGGTTTTAGATTC